CAGGATCATACTCCGCTATACTTAGCGGCTCTGGAAATAAATCCACTGCCTCATATGCTACTATAACTAGTGGGTGGGATAATATTACATCGGGGTTAGTTTCAACTATATGTGGCGGCAGAGGAAATAATGCTGAAGCTCCATATAGTATTATCGCTGGTGGTATATATAATACTATATCTGGCTCCGATCCTACTTATACTGCAATTGTAGGTGGAAGTAGTAACACGATAACTGGAGTATCAACTTACTCAGCAATTTGTGGTGGAGCATCTAATACTATAACTACTAGTACTAATTCATTAGTTAGCGGCGTAAGTAATATATTAACTTACAGTTCTAATAGCTCATTATTTGGTTCTAGTAATAATATTGTTTCAGATGCATCTACAACAGCAAGTGGTAATGCTATTTCTGGTGGACAAGCTTGTAGGATAACATATTCAACTAGGTCTACTATATGCGGTGGACTTACAAATAGAATAGATGCAGCCAGTACACACTCGAATTCCTACTGTTTCATAGGTGGCGGAACTCTTAATTTTATTACTGGTAGTTCTAATACGTGTAATATTATTGTTGGCGGATATGCTAATAAAGAGCCAACTGGAACTGGTGATTATAATATAATTGGTGGCGGTAACTCTAATGTATTAGTTGCTGCATCAACAAATAATGGATATAATAGTATTCTGGGCGGACAGAACCATTCTATTAGAGGTAAATTCTGTACAGTAGGTGGTGGTTATAATAATGATATTACACTATTAGCTGGCTGTACTTATTCGACTATTGTTGGCGGTATAGATAACACTATAACAAGCAGTTATGATTTTATAGGTGGTGGTTCTAACCATTCAATAAGTGCTAATTACTCATCTATTATAGGTGGTGATGCCAATACTTGTAGTGGTTTGTATAGTACAGCCTGTGGAAAAGAGTCTGTAGCCAGTAGATATGGACAAAAAGCACAGGCTTCTGGTAAAATCACAAGTAATGGGGATGCTCAAACTAGTATTTTAATAGCACGGCTACAAACAACAGATGATACTACTTCAGAATTATTTTTAGACGGGGTAGATGACAGGCTAACAATACCAGTTGACACATCTTGGTATATAACTATTAAGTGTGTTGCGAGACAAATAAATGATGACTATACAGTTAATGGTTGGCACATAGAAGCACTGATAACGAGAAATACTGGTGGCAATATTACTATCCTTAATCAAGATGCGACTTATTTATTTCTTAATGATTTTGGATGGAATTTTGATATTTTAGAAGATACCACTAATCAATCATTAAAATTACAAGCCACTGGTAACACTAATAATACAATAAATTGGGTGGCTAGAATCGAACTGGTCGAAGTGACAGGTTAATTGATTATAAAATTACTTAGGTATACTTTTTAAAAAGTAGGGATTTTATGCAATTTTAGCCTTGTAATGACTGCAATATTTATAGAGGCCATAATGCTTGCATAAGTGCATGAGACCTAGAGTTCGAGAATAGAATAGTTATTGCGGGAGAGAAAATGGAAAAAATCAAGAATATTGCAATTTTTTTAGCAGTAGTGCTAGGAGTTAGTATAGGGGGGCAAGTTCTCTGGCAGAAATATGCTGTAAAAACTCCCGTAGATTATGATATTACTCCTGGGCCAGTGGTTAATGCTAAAGCTGAGATTATAGTTGAAGGTATAAAAGCAGTCAAAGTAGGGCAGTTAGCACGCTTGGAGGTTACAAAATCATCTGGTAAGACATTTAAATGGACTGCGCTTCCAGAGGGCACTGATTTTGAAGTCTATGACGATGGCCGACGAGTTGTTTTTTCATCTGGATCACCTGGCGACTATACATTTATAGTGGCATGTGCAAATGATAACGATGTTGATGTAAAAGTTGTTATTATAACTGTTGGTACAAATGATCCCGCTAACCCAGTGAATCCTGTTACACCAGTGAATCCAACCACTGGTTTAAAGGGTAAAGTTGTTGAATGGACAAAACTTGTCAATTCTCCTAATAAAAAGGCAGAAGCTGCTAAATTATCAGTTAGTTTTGCTACAATTCAAGCTGATATCACAAGCGGTAAGCTAGTTACAGCAGAACAAATAATCGCTGCCACAAAAGCTGCTAATCAAGCTACTTTAGGAAATTCCATTACCACTTGGGTGCCATTCCTGGAACAACTTCAAAAAGAAATGCGTACTCAAGCTGAAGCAGGATTATTGGTTACACCAGAACAGCACGCTCAAGTTTGGGGTGAAATTTCAGCTGGTTTGTCAATCATCTCTAAATAAGGAAGAGCTATGCTACCACGCTTATTTTTTGTAGCAGTATTTGGTTTAATCAGTGCTTGCGTCTCGTTTTTATTTGGTACTGATACATTAAATAAAGACACATTAACTCTGTCCGAAAAAGCTTATCAAGAAGTTACTGTTGAAGCTGGCTGGAAAAATGACCCTAGCGTAACACGATATTTTGTTCAAAATACAAAAAATCCATATTTAAGCCAAGTAAATGAAGACATTCGCGGTACTGGAAAGGGTCAGATTGCGTTATTATGGCCATTCTTAGAGCAAGTTACTGGGAGACCTTTTGTTCCACATGACCAGGAAACTGGTGATTGTGTTAGCCATTCTTTTGGTTTAGGAGTAGATTTACTAACTGCAATCCAAATTATTAAACGAAATTCCCCGCAACGGTGGGTGGCACCAGTCGCAACAGAAGTTATTTACGGGGGCGGTCGTGAAATTGGGCGAAAAGATTACCATAAATACTACCGACAAGGTATGAATGGCATTTTCGCCGCTGAGTTTATAAAAAGATATGGCTTGTTATTACGGCAACGGTATTTAAATGTTTGGGATTTTACTGTCTATAGCGGAGATATGGCTGATGATCTAGGCAGTAAAGATTTACCTGCTGAGTTGAAACCGCTATGTAAAGTACACCCTGTCGGATGTATAACTTTAGTCCGAAGTTGGGAAGAAGCTAGGGACTGTATTTTTAATGGTTACCCAGTAATTTTGTCAAGTAGCCAAGGATTTATTATTAAGGGTGGTCGAGATAAGGATGGTTTTCTAGCACCAAGTCGCAAATCTTGGATGCATAGCATGTGTTTAGCTGGCATAGATGACAGTACGGATCGCCCAGGTGGGCTCATAATTAATAGCTGGGGATCGACCTGGATTGATGGGCCTAAACGACATAACCAACCAGATGGATCGTTTTGGGTGGACGCTAGTGTGATTGATCGTATGTGTAAGCAAGGGGATACTATTGCAATATCTTGCTATGCTGGATATCCACGTCAAGATTATATTTTTTATGCCAACAAGACTTTTCAAAGTTTAAAAAAATTAATGGAAGCTAAATAATGTTTTTATTATGGCGTAGATTTATAGTTTGGTTAAGAACATTATTGCTTAAACTTGTTCGTAAGGAAGTGATTAATTGGGACCAAGAAATTGTTACTCTAACAAATATCTTACGTGAATTTTTAAAAAAACAATCGGACAAAAAACCGCCTCCAAAACAAATAGAATCTAAAATACCAGAATATGATATTATAGGTGATATTAAAAAACCACGTAAGCGGCTATTAGATTGGTTGCGAAAATGAGAGAGGCAATTTTCTTCACTTCAAATATGTGTCCAGCGTGCCAAAAAATGGCACCCACCATCAAAAAACTTATTGAAGAAGGATATAAAATAGAGGTAGTTAATATACGAGATGATACAAATAGAGCTAAACAGTTTAAAATTTATTCAATACCTGTTTTAGTTATTTTAGAAAATCAAATAGAAATTAAACGATTTGTTGGAATTGTATCGGAAACAGAGATACGGAATATTTTGGAAAAATTTTCAGACTACAGAATTTGGTGACACATGCATTTTAAGGTTCTATACCGTCGAGCCGCTAGAGAGTCTTTTCAAGAGGGCAGGATAACACAAGAACAATATGACCAACTAATGCAAGTTCTTCGACATCCCATTCGTAATAGATTAAATGGTGTCGGTCGAATTGATTTATTGGTAGAAGTTAAAAATTATACTTATGAGAGGCTGCCTAAAGAAGGCATTAATTGGGAAATAATTATACAATGGCTGAAAGATCATTGGCTTGATATCCTTAAGCTCCTTTTAAGTCTTCTTGTATTATTAGAACCCGCCCCAGTTGAAAAATAGCTTAAAACATGAGGCTATCAGGCTGAACGCATTGTGGCGAATGCCCGCGAGCCTGTAAAATTAGCCTCCAAAATAATGAATGAATGCCGATTTAATAAAAGAATTTCGAGAGGCAATTTCTAGCGGACTCCGTAGTAGGACTTTAACCACTTGTTCGCGGTGGGCTGAATATCGTCGAATAATGGGCGAACCATTTCCTGGACCATATAAATTTACATATCATCCTTGGTGTAGAGAAATCAGTGATTCTAATGCCCAATTTAATAGCGCCATGAAAGCGGCACAACTGGGCGTAACAGAAGTTGCAATTAATCGAGCTTTGTATACAATTGATGTGTTGAAAAAAGATGTTTTATATGTTTTACCAACAAGTATTAATGCTAGTGACTTTAGTAAAGCTCGTTTTAGCACTGCCTTATTGCACAGTGAGTATCTCAAATCAATCTTCACAGAAACAAATACGGTAGGACTTAAACAAGCTGGTGGTGTAAATCTTTATATACGCGGGTCAAGAGGAGACAGTAATTTAAAGTCAATTCCAGTTTCTACATTGATTCTAGATGAAGTTGATGAGATGGACCAGAAACAAATCTGGTTGGCTTTAGAGCGTTTAAGTGGCCATGTTGAAAAATGTATATGGTCAATTTCGACTCCAACAATTCCAAAATATGGTATACATAAACTTTATTTACAAGGAACACAAGAACATTGGACTTTTCAATGTCCGCACTGTAATCGTTGGACCGAATTTACTTGGCCAGATTGTATAGAAATTATTGGCGACCATGTAAATGATCCACGATGTAAAGAATCTTATTTAAAATGTAAGGAGTGTAAACATCCAATTCGACAGGAGGATAAGCCGCTATTTTTGGGAAACGGTAAGTGGCATCCAACAGTTGACAGCGATCCAAATAACCGTAGTTTTTATATTAATCAACTTTATTCATATACTGTAAGTCCTGGCGATATTGTCGTAGCACATTTTAGAGGAATTGGAGACGAAGCAGCATCAACGGAGTTTCATCAATCTAAGTTAGGATTACCTTATATTGGAGAAGGTGCTCAAATCAGTGATGAGGATATTGAAGGTTGTTTACGAAATCATACAAAACAAGATGCCAGACCCACACAAGGTGGAACTCGTTTAATTACAATGGGAATAGACCAAGGTAAGTGGAATCACATAACGGTTGTCGAGTGGACTGTAAAAGAAATGGGACGGGATATAAATGTCGCAGCTACTGGTAAATTATTGTGGGAAGGAAAATTACCTGGTGATGAGTTTGATCGACTTGACAATCTAATGCGAGATTG